GGGGGATTTAGGTAGAAGATCGCAAAATGTTTCCCCCATCAATGCATGAATTCCTATAACACACTTTCTATAATTTAACCAAGGGCCGATATAAAAGTAACCATCCTTTCTTATGTAGTTTCTCAAAGATTTACCACTCTTGACACTATAAACTTGTGAGGTGTAAAAATCTATTTCATACTCAGGATAAGTAACTCCCTGATAAACAACTGGCCTTCTTAGTGATTTCATTTGTTATTCTGTATCTTTCAATCTGCTTATAGGCATATTATACATGTTTGCATGAACTGTGAAGCCATTAGATGGATCTACATCACCTTTTTTCCAGAATTTAGCTTGCTCAAAATATTCTTTTTTAGGCATAAAGCCACATAACCATATAGATTCTACCCCATGATAAGTAGCACTACGCCCTTTGCCCCGCTTCTCCTTGAATGTAATTGAAATAAATGCGTAAGTATCTGCCTTTTGATGCTTGCTAGTCTCAGCTATAGAGACTTCATAAGAAGGTTTTGGGTCAACAGTTCTTCTTTTTGTCTTAACATCTATTTTTAAATCATTTTTTATTAGGTCATAGTTGTATTTCTCGTTACCTTCATCACAAGAAACATTATTGCACTGCAAATCTTCAGCTAAAGCTATCTCAGCCAAGTATCCAGCCAAGTTACCACCCCCCGAAGTAATAGAATTATTTATAGAACCCAGATTTCTTGCTTTTTTAACAGCCTCATCTATCATTGACTGATTAAATTTTAATTTTCTCATCGGTTATCTTTTAATCTGCTCCAAAAACTTATAATCATCTTCGTAAAAAGACTTTATAGAATCAATTTGGCTTTCAGTTGGTATTGGTTTTTCGCCACCTTTAGTTACTTGTTTGTGTTCTAATTTTATTTGCTTTCCCATAATTTCACTTAAGAATTCACAAACAGAAGGTATTTCATTAAACAAGAAAATTCTATTGTAGTAGCTGGGGGAATGACCTATAAAATCAACTTGTGGTCGAAAATGGTGATGTATATTTTTATCAAACCTATAGTATTTTTCGTAAAAATTGTCAACAAAATCATCGAATTCTACAAATGGCATCTCTCCATGATGAACAATTCTATTTAAGTATGCTGATAAAAACCTATCTACGGGGTCTCTCACAATACAAAATTTAATATCCGCTTCTACTTCTATAAATGGCCTTGTGGGAAATCTAGAATGAATCTTATTTTCATAATCAATGATGCCCTCTACCCCTTTACGGATCATCACTTTGATGGATGTGCCTCCACATTTTGGAGTTGGGCTGTAGTGTATTGTTTTATTTCCTGCTTTAAAAATCATAGGTTATTTTTTGTGATCCCACGAAGATTCCCAATAATGGACTGCAAATGATTCTTTATTATCTCGAAAATCTTCAGATTTTCTATTTTTTTCAGACCAATGATACGGATAAAAATAGATTGACGGGTATTCATAAAAATGATCGGTGTTTTTAAATACTTCAACAGCATCAGTCATTAAAGTCGGCCCCCAAGGTGGCTCCTGAGATACCATCTCAGATAGTCTTTTTATTTGCCAATCTACCCACTCACTTTCGGCAACTGCTCCAAAAACTGCATTACAAAATTTTTTAGAATAATTTATATCAAACTCAGAAAGCTTCAATCCTAACGTATCGTTTGTTTCGTTTGTTTCAACTGACCCAAAGGAGCTAACATTTAATAATTCATCAAAGTTGCGGAGCCAATCAATGTCCATATCTGCATAAACTCCACCCTCTAAGTAAACCGCATATAATCTAACCACATTTGATTTAGATGAAAATTCCTCGCACTTATCAACCAAGTTTCTAATTTGTGGTTTATCTAATATAGTCTCCTCTGTCCATAATTTATATTCCCAATCAGGGTGCAATTCCCTCCAATTATTAGTAAACTTTACAAATTCTTTAGGTATGTCATTGCCACCTAACCAAACTTGATGTAATTTTTTAGGTATCATGATATTATCACCAAATTATCCTTCCCGACTCATCCAGAACCTTAAAACCTCTCTCTACTTTAACTCTATTTGGATTAATTCCAATTTTTTGCAGTAAATATCCGATTTCTGCATCTTCATAAATAAAATAATTGTTTCTAATCCCATAACCAGCTAAATATGAAGCAGACTTTTTAGACAAAAAATATGCTGGCCCCTCACAATATTCTGTGTCTGGAATATCAGCTGGTGTATTATTTAATTCTGGATCATCGCATTTACCGAAATGCCACTCAACATCACTCGCTGTTATTACCCGACCAGAATAGTCATGTTCTGAAGCGTCACAAACAATTTTGATAAAATCGCCAAAGAAAGTAACATCATCGTCTGTTTTTAATATTAGGTCGAACTCTTTGTTTTCAACCGCCCATTTAACAGCCATTAAAGTTTTTACAGTTAGGCTTTCATAATTATCTGGGCAAGGCAAATACACTATGTCATCCTTAACTAGAGGAGAAGATAGCTCAGGATCTCCCATGAAATACATATAGTCTCCTAGCATAGAAGTGTCTTGCGACAACATCTTGTGCCTATATTTCTCACAAGCTAAAATTATTGTAAATAGTATAGTTCCACTTACTTCCCCTTTCATATTCCTAAAAAATGTATTTAATTATTAAGCCTATGAGCTAGACTCCGCGCTAGTTTCCCAAGGTGGCTCAGAACTACTGTATTCCGCGCTCGTTTCGGCACTCGTATACTCCGCACTGGTTTCGGCACTGGTTTCGGCACTCGTATACTCCGCACTGGTTTCGGCACTGGTTTCGGCACTGGTTTCGGCACTGGTCTCCGCGCTCGTTTCCGCGCTGTTATCAAACCAGCTAGGTCTTAACTTACGAAGAGCAGCTTCGAATTGAGCGCGAGATTTTTCCGCATCGAAGGGTTTACTGCCTTGCGTTGAAAAATCTGCTTCAGTAACTGTATAATTTGTTGATACACCTGCTTGTGTGTCAGCGGTCACAATCATGGCATTAATATCTGAAATATGCTCTGCCAAGAATGTTCCAGCTCCTGCACCACCAAATGTCCAGACGGTTACAAGAACAGGCTTGCCGTCGAGGATTAAAAATGCAGGGTTACCGCTATCACCACCAATTTTATTCTCATGGAAAATAAGCCTTTTTGAATCTTTGGGTATCTGCATCCAACCACGGAGCCTCCAATCTATAATGAGAGCTTTTTCTTCTTGGTCAAGACCAAGACAAGGTATTTTATCGTTAGATGTGCCATCTAAATAACTAAGGTAATCGTTAGAGATTATAGAACAAGGTGATATAGTGGGGGGAAGATCACTGTCTAAAGTATAGATTGTTAAGTCTGGGTAGTAGTTCCTACATTCGGGATGTCGAGCTTTTCCTGTCACAGTGCGATCATGCACCGTGCCATCTTTCTCTACAAACCTAACAACTGTCCCCACAGAATACTCATAGTGTGCTGCACCTATAACGTGTCTTGGAGTTATTAGAGTTCCCGCTTTCTTATGACCCCCACTACTATTCCAAGGAGATGCACATGTAATATCTAAGTCTCCACACCATAAGTCAGGATTCCTGATATAAGTAGAGCTTGCATGATCCTGAGAGGTGAAAATCTTCCCGTTGACCTCCATACTCATAGAATCATTTAGAAGATCATCAATTTGTTTGGATAAGTGAATAGATATGGGTTTCATAGTTAATTATATACGTTTTTGTATGGATTTATCTAGTAAAAAATGGTGCGCTCGGTGAGATTCGAACTCACGACCAAGGGTTTATGAGACCCCTGCTCTAACCACTGAGCTACAAGCGCATTAAATATAAATTCTTTTTACTTCACTTTCTCTAACCTCCACACTAGATAGCGCTCTTTAGATTCAGGAGGAGCTTTAACTGCTTTCTCAACTTGCGATCTTGTAATCTTATCATTTTTAGATATAAACGTTACGGTCACATAGCTCGGAATTGTGGCCCATCTAATAGGCTTATATTCTTCTCCTTTTTTAATACGGATTTGAGATGCTTTAAATGTTTTTGTCAATACCTCCCAGATATGAACTCTACCTTTGCCAACTGATACTCCAGTCATTATTGAAGTATATTTTGTCTCCGCAATTACTGCTGTTGTCAAGCCTAATAAAGCTACA